CAGCGGCATGTTTTTTTCTACTTGGGCAGCGTTCTTTGACAGTTCGGAAAAAACGAAACTCATGTCTTTGAACCTGTCCAGCAGCTTACTTCCCGCGAGGTCGCCGCTTACGGTGCTTAACCGCTCAAGATTATCCGCCACCTCGACGGTGCCTTTTGACAGATTCGCGATGACGCTGATTGCCTCGTCGCCGAAAATCTTCTGCAGCAGTTCCGGCTCCACGCGCGACAGCCGGTCGAAATCGGTTGTCATGTTACCGGTCAGCTTAATGCCTTCCTTTTGCGCCTTTGACATCCGCATGAAAACATTGCGCAGGCCGGTAAAGGTCTTCTCGGTTCTGCCGCCCTTTTGCGTGGCGACAATCAGCGCCGCCCCGACGTCATCAAGGCTGTAGCCGAATGCCTGCGCGCTGGAAATCAAATCGGGGAAATACGTCGCAAGGTCACCCATCGTCAAGGCGCCGAGTTCGGCGATTTTAAATAATTTATTCTGCGCGTCATTCGCGCTGCCGGCGGCCTCGCCGTAAATCAGCATCGTCTTGGTCAGCGCTTGCAAGTTTGTTGCCAAATCGCCGCCCATCGCGCGCGTCAACTCAATCGATTCGCGCAGCAGGTCGTGCTGCATCGTATCGCTCAATGAAGACGCCCCGCTCTGCAGGGCAAACATGGCGTCGGCAATTGTCTTGCGCGACATCCCGAAGGCATTTGACATGCTGATGACGCTACCTTTTACCTGGTCGATGTTCTTGCTGTTATCGCCGAGGGCAAGCAGTTCGGTCATTTCCGACTCGAACGCCATCGTCTCTTCACGCGCCGCCCGGAGGCTCTCCTGCACGCCGGAAAAAATCTGCTGAAAGCCCATGCCGATGCCGGCGGCCCCAAGCGCGCCTTGAATCCCGCGCGAAAAACCGTGCAGGTCTTTTCGCACGCCGCGCAGCTTCCGGTCGAACTTCTGCGTCTTGGCGTCAAGCCCTACCGCCAGCCATGATATAACCGCCATTACGCTTTGCCTTTCAACTGATTATTGTGCCGCTTTGCCCAGCGCATCATCGCCGCTTCCATTTCTTCCGGCGTCCGCTGTTTGCGTTCGCCTGAAATCATAAAATCCTGAATCGTAAATGTCCTGCTCCTGTCGGCGCAGTGGATGTTTGCCAGCGTGCAGGCAAGCAGGCCGTTTCGCATGTCGGCCGCCCGCTCCCCGAACGGCTCAATCGTAAAGAACGCCATCCACTCGGCAAACTCCGCCGCGCTGATTTTCTCCTGCGCCTCTCGAACGGTGCATCCCAGTGCCAATGCTAATTGGAACCAGAAACGTCGTTCGGGGCGCTCTCGGAGTTTTTTGCCAGCGCCTTAATGTCCCCCGGCAGGAAGTGGTTCAGCCTCTCGGCAACCTGCCAGAGCCGGTCAATCGCCGCGCCGCTCTTTTCGTTGAGGGCGTCAACGTCCGCCTTCGTGAACAATTGATTGCCGTTTTCATCGCAGGCGCAAATCGACAGGATAAACGCCTTCAAGCCGCGAATGCCTTCGCCGGCCTTCTCGCGCTGCGTGCGCCACTCGCTTTCAAAATCATCGCGCTCGACGCCGTTTAAACTGCGGATGTACACCACGCCGCCCCACTCCGGGACGGGAACATCCTTGCGTTTCAAATCCTCTGCCGCAAGGATTGCATCCCGCGTCAAAGCCTTTTTCATAACGCCTCCTTGTTAGGTGTCATTACGAACCGCTGCCGCCGCTGGCGCTGCCGATGGAAATTGCGCCGCTGATTTTAACCGTGGCGTTTGCGGTCATCAGGTTCAAGTGCTGCGCTTCGCCGCCGTACTTGGTCATGTGGCCGGTAAAGCTCCACGTGGTGCCACTCGGCCAGGTCACCGTGACGGTTTCATTCGCGCCGGTAATGGGCGGCGATTCGGTTTCGTCAAACTGCATGTCAAAGGAAAACTCCCCGGCGTCGTACAGGTCGGTCGGGTCGAAGGTCTTCGCGTCCGACGTGCCCTGATGCGACGTGTCCACGCTGTCGCGCGACTGTTCAGGCACCTTAATGTTGGTGATGCTCGCCGAAAACGCGCTCGTGCCAAATACGATGGTTATGCCATGGCTGACATCTCCCATTGTTTCACTCCTTTCATATTTTAAACGTTACTCAAAAGACGGCACGCTCTCCGTGTGCCAAATCAAATAATCAATCTTCTCGCTGTAAACGCCGCGCTGGTTCTGCTCGTCGGGCGGTTCGTAGTCATCGACGGCGCCATCGAAATAGGCAACCTTGATGGTCTCCGTGGCTGCCGTGCCGCTGTACCCGTCCAACGCGCCGCGCACGGCGTCCGCCACGCTCTCGGCGGTAACGCTCGACAGGGCCCAGCAGTTAATCTGCATCCGCACCTGCGCAAGGCCGGTTGCCCCGCCCTGGTGATGTTCATTGCTTGCCGATATTTTTTGAAACGTGATGTAGGGATACGCCGCCCCGCTCGGTGCCGCCGCCGGATAAATGCGCCCGGCGACAAGCGCCGCCAGCGTTTCATTGCCGGTAAGAATCGAACGCAGGGCCGCCTTGATGCTCATCACCTCACCGCCTTTGCAATGCCGTCCGCGATTTCGGCCGCAAACACGTTTTGCGCCTGCGCGCGTTTGTTATCAAGCGCCGGCCGCAGATACGGATGTGCCGGCATGTTCCTGGTGCCGTACTCCTGCGCCGCCGGGTAATAGCCTTCGTCGCTGATGTGCCGCGCCGCCTTGGTTTTGTTCTTTATCTTTTTCGCAAGTTCGTCGCGCGTCGCCGTTCTCACGATAATGCGGATGTCCCCGCGCCGCTTCGCCTTGCCGCTGCGCACGACAATGCTCTTTGACAGCGCGCCGATGTCTTTCGGCGCAAGGGCCTTCGCCTCCGCCTGAACGATCTTCATCGCCTTGCGGCCGGCGCGCCTGACAATCTTGCGCTGCACCTTCAACACCAGGGCTTTCAGCTTGCGCTGCAGTTGCCGGTCGCCGGTAATCGTGATGTCAACAAACTTTTCCATTGTCATAATCAACTCCCGCTTCCGCTTCCGCTTCCGCTTCCGCTTTCACTCTCTGCCACGGCCGCCGGGTCTTCCGCCTCAACGGCCATGGTTTCAATTTCGCGGTTCCGCTCGTCAAGGTTACGAACCGATTCGATGTTGAAAACGCGCGTGCCGAAAACAATCCGGTCTTTCGCCGTGATGCCGTCGTAATGCCGCAGCGCGATGCGATGTGTGACGGCGCTCTTCACCTGCTGCGCGAAAAAATATTCACGCCCTGAAATCGGCTCAACCGAACCCCACACCGTCGCAAGGTCAGCCCAGGTAAACGATGTTTGCCCGTGCGCGTCCTGCGTTTCGGTGTAGCGCTGAATGGTCAGCCGGTGCCGTAATCTGCCGATATTCATACGTCACCCCCGATAACCGCGCGATGCGGCCATAGAAGGCGGCTGACGGTGGGATTGTCTTCAATGCGCATTTCAGTCCGCGCTTCCCGATGCTCGTACATGTCGCCGACAAGCAGCTTGCAGGCAGCGATAACAGAAGCGGGTACGGCGTTGTCGGTATCGCCGCTTCCCCCGCTGCCGCTGCCCGAATCAGCACCCGCGCCGTACCCGGCAACAAACGTTACCGTTACCGCCTGAATGTGCGCGCGGGTTGTGGGCCATGCCGTGCCGTAGGCGGGCATGATGCGGCCCACGTAGCTGTCGCTGTCCACGGTGTACTCATCGCTGTCAAGCGTCTGCGTATCGCCGTTGGTGTCAACGTAGGTGATGCTCGTAACGGATTGCAGGGGCGGACGCGGCATGGAGATAACTGCCGGGAACGCGTCAAGCGTCATCTCGTAGGTGGCGCTCACCAGCTGCCGCGCGAGATATGATTCGATGTAATCCGTCGCGGCGTCAATAAGCGCGGTGATTAAATCATCGTCATCGGTGCCGGAAACGCGAAGATGCGATTTCATGGCGGCAAGCGTTACTATCCGCTGCGTCGGGGCAACCGTCTGAACCAGTGCGTAGTGCATGGCGCCTCCTTACATCGGGCAGGCCGTTACGCCGAAGGTAAATGACGCATTGCTGAACCCGCTGCCGCTGTCGCCGGCCGAACCGCTGTCGCCGCTGGCGTCGAGGTCGGTAATCTCCCACCTAACCCGCCAGTCATCGCCGAGAATATGCCGCACGCCAGCCGCGCTTAAAGCGGTGCCGTTTTCAAACTCGGTCAGCGCGCCGCCTGCGCAAATCTTGGCGACGTAGCGCTTCGTTCCGCCGGTTCCGGCAATCTGCGTGAAATGCAGCACGTCCAGCCAATTGGTTCCGTCCGCCTTCGTCTGCACGTACACGTCAAGCAGGTCGCCGGCATCTGTTGCGGCTGCGGTAACATCCAGCACAAAGGCAACGGCGTTTACCATGCCCTGCAGCTGAACGGCCGAGCCGTTGCCGTCGCTCGTTCTCGCGGCGCTTGCCGCAAGCGCAACGTAGTCATAGGTCTTTTTTACGTCGGGCTTCATCAGCTATCTCCTCCCGATTAACTGTCAGCGCCCGGAACGAGCAGTCCCTGCGCGCCAAGGGCATTACTGCAGTAATTCTCGCAGTACGCCACGCCCGTGCCGGAAATGCCGGCGTCGCCGTCTTTCAGGTTCGCCACGTAGTTGCCGGCGACAAAGCCCGTGCAGCTATTGTGCATCGCAATGCCAAGGCCTGCAGCAGCGTCGATGTTGATGACGCGGTTGTTTACCACCTGCAAATCTGCCGAGGCCGCGCCGTCAAGTTTGACCGCCGCCGCGCTGCAGTCGCCGTGCAGGTAATTGTTTTTGATGATGCTGCGGTCAGTGCCGCCGAGGGCCGAGATGATTGACGAAGTGGTTCCGCCTGCCGTGCCGCAGTATTTGCAGTTTTCGATGATGACATCATCGCAGTCCGCCGTGATTTTGACGCCGATGAGCCACTCCTTCGTGTTGGCCGTTTCCTTGAAAATAAGCCCATTCAGGTGGCACCCGTCGGCTGACGCGCCGAGCGTGACGCCTGCGGTGATGCCGCCGGTGTAGTTCGACAGCAAGAGCAGGTTTTCAAGCGTGACATCCGCCGCCGTGATGCTGACAGTTGCGGCCGCCGCCGTGGTGAACGTCAAGGTCGGCATGAGCGAACCTTCGCCGAGGCCGATGATTTTCACGCCGGCAATGTCGCAGACGAGGCTGGTTGCCGCGATGATGGTTTCGGTGTGGCCGGGCAAGACGAATATCACGTCACCCGCGCTTGCCGTGCATTTGCCGACGGCGTAGTCGATAGTGGCAAACGGCGAATCGGGATTGCGCCCGTAACCGGCCGTATCGGACGCCGCAGCATTGCTGCTGTCAACGTAAAAGATTGTGCCGCTGCAGAAACTCTTGTCAACAACTGAAAAGAGTCCGCCCGGCTGACGCTGAACAAATAATTTTGTGTCCGCCATTGAAGGGTTCCTTTCCTACGTTTGGTTAAGAGAGGCGCCGGGGGGCAACGCGCCCCCCGGCTTAATCAGTGAATCACGTTACGCTGTCAGCCGTCAGTCCGTCATACGCGAACTGCGGGCCGTAGCGAATCACGGTAACGACGCCCTCGTCGGCGGCGTTGTCCAGCGTGATGTACGGAATGACGTAGCGGTAATCAACGCCCGCGTCCGCCGCTTCCTGCGCCAACTGCTCGGCGGTCATCTCAAGAACCAGATAATCGCCTTCCGCACTGCCGACATCACCGCTCCAATTGACGATAGCGGCAGCGTCGCCGCTGTTGCCGTCGGCATCGGAATCGGCGTAGAACGAAAGCGCCTTGACGCCCGCGCCGGTCAGGTTGCCGGCGGTTAAAATCGCGACGATGCCCGCGTACCCGCGCATGTCGAGCCATGCGGCGTCCGCTTCTGCCGCGCTCGAAAAATCGTCGTCGCACCAGAACACGTCCGTCTTGTTATTGCACAGCCATTTATCAGCTGCCTGTGGGCTTGCCATTTTCAAATCCTTTCAAAAAGAAACCGGGTTACGGGTTATCGCGCGTTCAGCGTTACGAACGGGCTGAGGGTGCTGGTGCTGTTTTTCGGAGTCAGCGCGCTCCTCCACCACGGCGCGCCTGCGTTGCGCATCGTGAACCGGAACGCCCGCTCGTTGTAGATGAACCGCACGTGAATCGATTCGGCGCTTTGCAGCTGCTGATAAACGCCTTCCAGGTACTGCGTCCAGTTGGCCAGAGTAAGGTCGCCCTTGTCGCCGATGGTCTGGCAGTACTCGGTAAAAATCAGCGGCCGGCCGAAGAGCGTATTCGGGATATCTTCCCGCGCGCTCGGCACCCACATAGGTATGCCGCCGGTGCCGATGGGCATGGAAAGCGCCGAAAGCTGCGGGATGCAGTCGTTGTTGGCCATCCAGACGGCGTTCTCATATCCCCAGATACGCGCGCGCATCTTGACGATATTTTCATAGGTGATGGTGTCCGCCGCCTGTCCGGTTTCCTTCGTGACGCCGATAAGCGCCGGGCTGTTCATGATGCCGAGAAACTCCCCGACGCCCGTGCCGCTCAAACGCTCTTCGAGAATGTGCGAATTGAACTCGTCTTTAAAGCCCGCCGCCAGAAGCGCGGCGAACGAAATCGGCGAATCGGTGAGAAGTTCTTCGGTCGCGTAGGCAAGGCCGAACAGGTTGTAAACCTGAAAGGTGATTTTCTCGAACTGCATTCTGCTTGAAGCGCCCGTGTCTGCCTCGGCGCGGCGCGTGACGGTCAGCCCGCCGGAAACGCTCGTGCTGTGGTCTTTGTCAACGCGCGCCGGAATCGGCAGCGACGTTGCGTTCATCGGGATGCGGGTTACGAGGCCGCCGACGCGGTCAGGCTCGGCGTCCAGTTTGAGCACGTCGGGCGAAAATCCGACGGGAAGCAGAAAGCCGCCGTAGGGGTCGGCGTAGCCGCCCTGCTCATCGCTGCCGGCAGTCGCCGCAACGCGCAGCGGTTTGAGCCTGTCGGAGACGATGCCGGTTCTCGCGGCGGTGATAATCTCGTTCAGCATTTCGCGCGGCGTCGAATACCCGCGGTTCGGGTCGTCAACAGAACGCAACTGCTGATTTTCGGCAACCGCAACGTTCTGCTGCGGGGCAGCCAGGGCCGCCTTCGGAGCGGGAACGGTGCCAAGCGCCTCAACCTGCGCATTCAGCCGGGCATCACGCTCGATGGCCGCCTCGATGCCAAGGGCTTCCGCCTCGTAGGCGTCGGCCTTGGTCAGCAATTCGTCAATCTTTTTTGCCTCGTCTTCGGTGATTTCGCGCTCGGCAGCCTTGGCGCCGTCGCGAATGGCCTTTGCCTGATTTATGGCATTCGCCCGCTGTTTTCTCAATTCAAGTATTTTCTTCATTGTCTGTTCTCCAAAAATGCCTGTCAGTTTTCCGGTGCTGCTTTTTTTCCGGCGCCGTCCGTCTCTGCGGTGCGCGCCGCATGGTTCAACGCGTCTCTGCGCGTGCAATAAAAAAGCCGGCTCCGCCGTGCACGGAGTCGGCTGTTTATTGCAAATTGTGCGAAAGGGTCATGACGCCTTCCGCGTCTCACCTACTATGTCGAAGATTACGCCCTTTCAGATAGCCTAATTTTTACATCCGCCTGATAATTTTTTGCTGCGCTGCTTTTCGGCGTTACCGCCGCAAGCGTCTGCTCGAACGTCTGAATGCCGTCGATAAGGCCGTTTGCTATCGATTCACCGGGCATAAATACCCGGCCGTCGGCAAGCTCCTTAACCTGCGTTGCTGTCATGCCACGCCCGCGTGAAACCATGGAGAGAAAGTCTTTGTAATAGGCGTCAACGATGCGCTGGAAATCGGCGCGCTGCGCTTCGGTGATTTCCGTCCCTTCCGCGCCGGCGGCCTTGTATTTGCCGGTGGCTATCGGTACCGCCTCAATGCCCTCTTTCTCGTAAAACTCATGCCAGTCGTACATCATCATAATCGTGCCGATGCTGCCTACCATGTCCATGCGATGCGCGTAAATAGCCTCCGTCTGGCTGGCAACGTAATAGGCCGCGCTGGCTGCCATGCCGTCCACCTGCGCCACGACGCGCTTGCTTTGCCGCGCCGCATAAACGGCGTCGCCGAGTTCGGCAATGCCGTCAACGCTGCCGCCCGGGGAATCGATGGCAAGCAGAATCGCAGCAACGGCGCTGTCAGCCGCCGCCCGTTCCACCGCCCGCCGCGCCGTTGCCGTTGACGTGCCGCCGAAAAGTGTTAAAAACAGGTTCGGCAGCTTATCCATGATGCCGCGAATGCGTATCACGGCAACCTTGTTCATTATTTGATACGGCTCGCTCGGGGCTGCCGCCTCGATTTTAACCCCTGATAGCGCCGCCGAGGCGGAACGCAAACGGTTGTAGGCGTTCTGCTCAATGGCCCAAATCCCGCCAGCCGGTAAAATACTGTTCTGTTTCATGTCATACCTCCATTTCAATTTTGTCTGCGAGCCTCTCTGCGTAAGCGAAAGCAACGTCAATAAATATTTTGCCGTGATTGTACTGTTCGGCAATTGTCATTTCGGCGTCTCTGATATAATCATCCCCTGCGTCAAGCACCGCAGCCGAGGCGTCAGCGCCTGCCTTAATCAGCCGCGCAAGGGCGTCAGCCGCCGGCGTTACGCTGTCAATGTAATACTGCCGCTGCTGCTCAAGGAATGGCCGCAGCCACGCGTCAAACGATTTCGGGTCAAGCTGTTTTTTCAGCGCGCGCTCTACCGCCTTTTCCTGTTTCGCAAATACCGGCGCAATTGCCGCCTCAAGAACCGGCAGCATTGTTTCCCGCGCCGTCGCGGTATCATCCGCCTGCTGCTTGCCGCTCTGCTGCAGGCTTTCCGCCGTTCCGTCGGCGTTTATCCGCGCCATATTTGCCGGCACGTAATGCGCGTCGCCGCCTTCGTACGGGTTTTCATTTTCGCATTCCAGGATGTCGTTCGGCGATTTCGCGCCGATGTAGAACATGTTCCGGTAGTACGTGCTGCGCTGCGCCTGGTCGCCGCGCAAAAGGCCGCTGAACAGATGCTCGGCAAAGTATTCCGGCGTGTCGAAAAATATCTTGCGTTTCAGTTCCTGTTCCCAGCGGACGCTCCACGGCGTCAAGGTATCTACAACATATTCGATGTTCTGCGATTCGATGTTAGAAAACGTCGCCTGTTTCAAATGCTGAATCTTGTGCGGCGGCATCCGGAACCAGCGGCAAATCTCGACAACCTGAAACTCGCGCGTCTCGAGAAACTGTGCCTCTTCCGGCGGCACGCCGATGCGAGCGATGTCCATGCCCTCCTCGAGGATAATCGCCTTGTGCGATTTACCGGCCCCCTTAAACCGCTTGGCCCATGATTCGCGCAGGTTTTTTAATGCCGGCTGGCTTAGCGTGTTGGGATGCCGTATTATCGTTCCGGGCGTGGCGTCATTGGCGAAAAAGCGCGCGCCAAACTGTTCCGCCTCAATGCCGAGGCCGATGCTCTCCCTGCCGAGCACCGACATCCCGTAGCCAGAGAGGCCGTCAATGCCGAGGCCGTGAATGTGCAGCACCTGGTCGGGCCGCAAGAATACGGATTGCCCGATTACATCGGCGCTTCGGATTTCGTAATGCAGCTTGCCCTGCTTGTTTCTCCGCAGAATAACCCGGCTCGGATGTATCGGCCAGAACGCCGCAACCTCGCCTTTTCCGTTACGGGCGATTTCGGCGAACCCGCCGCCCCAGCCCAGCGCGTGATGCGTCAGCGTTTCCCGGAACGCAATCGCCGTCATTTCCTCATTCGGCGAATCGTGCAGCAGCGCAAACGTCGGATGATCCTTTGCGCGCCGTTTCCCGCGCGGCTCAAGCCGCTCGTAGGTAATAAGCGGCAGTTTTCCGATGTCCTCTGAAATGCAGCGGATGCAGGCGTAGTACGCCGACAGGCCGAGCGCCTTTTTCGCGTTGATGCGGACGCCGGCGGCGCTTTTATTGCCGCCGAAAAAATTAACCAGCCACTGCTGCACCGTGTCCGCCGCCGTCCCGCTGTACTGGTCATCGAATATGCTCTGAACGATGCTCATAATTAGCGGCTCCAAGATTTAACGTCAAGTAATAGTAATGCCCCGCACGTGATAAAGCCGGCGGGCGGATAAATCAGATACGCCCCGGCAGTTACGAGCGCAAGCCCGGCAAACGCAATCGCGCTTTTTATAATTTTCGCTTTTTGTTTCACGTTCATATCTCCAACATCCCACGCGTTTCATAGACACTGCCGCGCTCGGCGGCCGCAACCGTACACCTGCCAAGCGCCATTATCGCCGCCACAAGGGCGTCGATGCGCTCCGTCGATTTCGCCTTTGACGGCCTGATATTGTCGGACTCGTCAGACTTCACGGCGGCATTGGCCGTGCACCATTTCAAAACCGGGTTGCCGTCATACGCAATCTCGCGTCCAAGCACGGCGCGCTCAAACTCCTTCGCCGGAGCGCTCATGCTTTTCCATCCCTGCCGGAACTCAACGAGATTAAAACCATCCTCTTCGGCAAGGTCGTTGGCAAGGCTCTGCGCGTTCCACGGGTCGTAGGCAATTTCCCTGATTTTGTATTTCGCGGCAATCTCGTTTATTTTTTTGCGCACCCACCGGTAATCTATCACGTTGCCCGGCGTCATCTCGATAAAGCCCTCCCGCGCCCATGTTTCATACGGCACGCCGTCGCGCATCTCGCGCTCGTGCACGTTATCGCCCGGCACCCAGCAGAACGAAAATAAACAGTATTTCTTGTCGCGCTCGAAACAGAGAACCAGCGCCGTTAAATCGGTTGTCGATGACAGGTCGAGCCCGGCAAAGCATTCCTGCCCGGCAAAATCTTCAAGGCGCACGTCTGATTGGCAGTCGTTAAACGCGTCCATGTCTATCCAGCGTTCGTCAGTCGTAGTCTGCTGATTCAGGTGCAGGCGCCGGAAGGTGTTTTCGTAACGCGCTATCCGCTGCGCTTTTTTAAACTCCTCACGCAGATATTGCATTGAAACGGAAACGCCGAGATTCGGGTTTGCCTTGTGCCATACCGCCTCATCCGTCCAGTCGTCATCCTGTTCCGCCTCGTAAATCACCGGCAGAAAGGTTACGTCATCGATGATGCCGTCGCGTACCTGCTGCGCGTATTTGTATTTTTCGTTACAGATTGACGGATGGTCGTAGTCGGCCGTCGTGAGGTAGATAACCATCGGCTGCTTTCTCGCGCCACGGCTCGTTTCCAGCACGTCAACAAGCTCGCTGTTGGGCTGCGCGTGCAGCTCGTCGATGATGATGAAGTGGCCGTTGTAGCCATGCTTTGTCGATGCCTCGGCCGAGATTGCCCGGTAGAAGCTGCCGGTGGCCGGACACATCACCGTTTTGCTGGTCTCGTAGATTTTCGCTCGGCTTGAAAGGCTGTCATTTTCAAGCACCATCGTTTTGGCGGGGCCGAATATCAACATCGCCTGGTCTCGGTCGGCGGCAACGCAGTAGTTTTCCGCACCCATTTCGCCGTCGCAGAACGTGGCGTAATTGATAATTCCGCCGCCGAGAAGGCTCTTGCCGTTCTTGCGCGAGACGTAGATGAAAATATACCGGTAGCGGCGCGTTCCGTCCGGGCGCTTCCACCCGAATGCATTGGCGATAATCGCCTGCTGCCACAGTTCGAGCGTAAAGGGCTGCTTGGCCTTGACGCCCTTGACGTGCGTTAAAAACTGTGGGAAAAACTCACACGCGCGGAGCGCCGCGTCCGCGTCAAACGTGCAGTCGCCCGCCGTCGCTATCGGGTCGTAGCCGGGTATCAGCGAGATGATTTCGCCGATGTCCATTTTTTCAGCTTCAAGCACCGGTGCCAAAATAACGCTCCTCTTTCGTCATGTCCTTTTTGCCCTTGTCAGGCGGCGTCGCCATTGCCGCCCGCGCCGACGGCGTCATGCCGAACTCGCGTTCAAGCCGCAAAAGCTGGTCTGATAATTTCATTGCAAGATTCACCTGCGGAAACTGCTTGAAATCCACAAGGTCGCCGGCGGCGTTACGAACCGGCAGCGCCGTGCCGTGCTTCGCAAGAAACTCCTCGGCTTCGCGCCACTTTGCGAATATCTGGCAGTACCGGGCAAGGCTGTTGCGGTCAATTTCTCCGAGCACCTTCATGGCGTCAAGGCGCGGCGCAATCTTTTTCCAGACGCGCTTTGCGTCTTTGCGCAGCCACGTCGGGCAAATCGGCCTGCCGCCCTGCGGCTCCGGCTCATTCGCTCTCGTCTTCGCCCGCCAACTGCCGCGCATCTGCAATATCGGCGTCGGCGTCGGGGCCGGCCCTCGCTTACCCATACTCACCCCCTTTTCTGTCAGGGATAAACTCACTTCCGCAAGCCGGGCATTTCACGACGGCGTTCTTCTCGTTCGGTATCGTCTCTGCGTCCGGCGGGCAAAACTGCGTCATTAACTCTTCTATTTCAGCCTCGTCAAATCCCGTTATCTCAATATCCTGCAACGCACCCGTATCCAGTTCCTCAAGAACATCTTTAAGTTTTGCCGTGTCCCATTCGCCGCTGATTTTGTTCAGGGCAAGATTAAGCGCCTTTTCCTGACTCTTCGGCAGGTCAACGCGGACGCAGGGAGCGGTCTCTTCTCCCGCAGCCTCAAGCGCCTTCAAGCGCTGATGCCCGCCGATAACCGTGTTGTCAGCGTTGATGATGATGGGCTTCACGCAGCCGTATGCCTTGAGCGATTTGCCGAGCTTGCGCATTTCGTCTTCCGACATCAGGCGCGGGTTATACGCCGCCGGCTTGAGCGTATCTATCGGGAGTACCTCAAAATCCATGTCGCAATCTCCTACCGTACAAAGCCGAGAAATGCGTTTGTCGGGAAAATTTCCTCACCTGCTCCGCTTCCGCCGCTGCCACTCTCCGCCGAGCCCGAACCGGACGCGCCGGAACCGCCGCTGCTGCCCGCTTCGGTGTATGTGATTTCGGCGGTAAGCTCCTTAACTTCGATAAACTGCCCCTGATTATCCCGCACTACAAGATTGTCAAGGTTGGAACTGCTGATGTTCCAGTCAGCGGTGGTATTCCATCCGCCGCCGCCATCAGGTGTAAAGCCCTTTCCACCTTCCCAGTCCACCCCGCCGTTAAGCGAGATGTCCAGCGTGATTGTCTCAACCCCGTAATTCTTCGCCCAGCAGTGCAGCTTAATAGCCGTTGCCGCACCCGCGCTCCAATTCGTCATGGGGAAGGTAACGAGGCATTGCCCATCGGCGCTGTTTACAACATCGCTTGTCGGAGTACCGCTTGGCCCGTATGTCCCGCCGTCGATATTTCCATAATCACCGTTGGAAAAGCTGCCTGTCTGCCCTACTGGAACTAAGTATGCTGTCGCCATTATCATTCCTCACTGATAAACAACAGGCGGCATTCAACGCCGCTCGACAATCTCAAAACCCGTGAAAAAATCTGCTTATTA